TCATTTATACCACCCCCAGGCTTGGAAGTGTCGTATTTGAACGCTAGCGTGTGCAATCCTCCAGCTTGAACCTTGACTTCATACACAGGCACGGCGTATCCGTGCGCGGAACTGCCAACAGTCCAATCGCCAACTCCTTCACCAACTTCACCTTGGGAGAGATGGCAGCCAAGAAGCGGACCAGATGGTCCACGTGCTCCTCGCCCTGCGGCGTCTTGGGCAGGCGCATGCTCTCCTTGGCATCGTCCACCACTTGGCGCACCATGGTCTCCATGACGCCAGGAGGCAGGAGGCCGCGCGTGAACAGCTCCGCGGTATACACCGCAAAGCCGCGCTTCGTCTCCTTCTGTTTGGTCCACGCAATGATCATGTCATTGAACGTTGGATCCGTGGAGGGCGGCACGAGAATCACGGCGCTCGTGTCGTAGAGGGTATCGAACATCCCGATCTGAACCGCCAGGTCTTGGCGGGCATCCTCGTGGGACTTGATAATGTCATTGTAGGCATCCGCTAGCATGGATGCGTAGAAGTTCTGCTTGATTCCGCGGTCAAACAGCAGCGTGGTGATTCGCAGGCGGAACATGGCATCGCGGGCTGCCAACTTGGTCTTGATGGCCGTGACGAGCTTGTCGTAGGTCTGCTTGGATAACTTGTTGAGGAACGCGTTGATTTCATCGTAGTCGGGGTCCTCCTTGTCTCGTACCTTCCGTGCGACCTCTACAAGGACGTTGGAGCGCCAGTTGTCGTCGCGGACAGGAGGTGCCTCGCGACGAATCGGACGACGAAACGCGGGGCGGAAGGTGGTGGCAAGTTTCTGCAGAAGAGCCGCAGTATCGGCTGGAAGGGGGCGAGTGAGGGCAGCACGGTTGCTGTAGATGTTGAGTACAGAATCCATCCCACCCTCAAGTTCCCTTGTTCTCTCATAGATTCGTTTTTAGTGAGTGAGGCGAATGCGCAACGACATCAAAAACGGATACAGCCACTGAAAGGTAAGGGAGTCGTGCCAGAATGTCGTGGACTCTTTGGTATCACGATCCTGCGAACAACGACTACTCTCTGCAAAGCTACATCCGCGTCTTTGAGGTCAAGGATGTCTCTGACTTCTGGACCATCGTCGACGGTATACCCAAGGAAATGTGGGAGTCGGGCATGTTCTTCTTCATGCGGGGTGACATTCCCCCGCTGTGGGACGCGCCCGAGAATGACAAGGGCGGCGCATGGTCCAAGAAGGTGGACGCATCCGACACACACGCCGTCTTTGTGGACTGCATGGTTCACTGTATCGCCGAATCCTTCCTGAAGGGACAGAACGAGACCATCTCTGGCGTCACGGTCAGTCCGAAGGGACAGTTTCATATCGTGAAGGTATGGAATTCAACAACCAAGGTGTCGGACCGCAAGTTGTTCAGCCCGACTCTGAAGATGAAATTGGGCGACGACATTGCCTACAAGGCCCACAATCAGAGGCCGAAGTGAAGCGGAGGCATGCCCGGAGGGTGTGGCTCCTACGCAGGGTCTGGAGAGGCGTCAAATACACTCACAGTTGTTTGAGATCCAGTAGAACGACACATAGATAAGCCACGCATGGAGAATCGTGGTGCTCACGACGAGGATGGTGGTACCCGTCTCCTCGTCCATTGCTTTTTCAATGGGAATAACAATGAAGGTGGCCTTTACAGTCGGACGGTTTCAACCCCCCACGACAGGACACAAGGTTCTGATTGACCGAATCGTATCCGAGGCGGGTGGACCGGGCGACAAGGCATACGTGTTCGTGTCGAACGCAAAGGGAAAGACAAATCCGCTGTCTGCAGCAGAGAAGATACCGTTTCTGATGAAAATGTTCCAACCATCGGTTGCGTCTGGAAAGCTGCACTTTGTCAACACCGAGGATTGTGAACAGGAGCCACCCTGCGGTGGTCCTCCTGCCGCATACGCATGGCTTCGAAAGAAGTATCCCGATGCTGAATTCGTGCTTGTTGCTGGGTCCGATCGCGAATCAAGCTTCGGACCCAATGCGGGAATGTGGAAAGCAGGTATCTCAAAGGAAATACCAGTACCAGCACCTAAATTCGAGGGTATCAAGCGCCAAGAGGGCGACAAGACGAGCTCGCAAGATCCATCCCTCATGTCGGGCACGAAGGCGCGTGGATTCGTGAAGGCAGATGACAAGGCGTCGTTCAGCGGCGCGGTCAAGTTCGGAGCCATGGAGGACTCCGATGTGGATGCTCTATTCAAGCTACTGTCTACGAGAACGGCGATGTTCGGTGGTGGAGATGATATCGACGAGAACAACGTCGCATGGGATGCGGACTCCGAGCCCAAGCAAGCAGGTCGTCGTCGCACCTATCGCAAGTGCCGCAAGTGCGGTTTACCCGTCAAGCCCAAAACCACGTAATGGAGGTCGCCCTCCGCGAGTGTTTGGCAGCAGCCATGTGGAACGCCAATGCCAAGACGGGTCTCCGTGTTAGCATTGTGCCCTTGATTCAAAAGGTCTTGAACGAGCTTCTTCCGAAAACGGATTCTAGGACTCCAGAAACCTCCGAGTGGGCGCCGTCAAAATGTCTTCCTTCTACTCCCGCATCTCCACCGTCTTCAACTTCATCAACCGCAACGCCGCTCGCCTTGAGGAGACCCATCCCGCAATGATCACCAAGCTTACCCAGGCTGCTGGCGGAACGGGACAGGGTCTCGGAAACAAGCTTCCGCCACATGAGGCAGCCTTCGCAGTCGTGCTCGAGGAGCAGGGTTGGAAGCCCGCAAAGGGTGAGACGACTGGCTTCGTCTATCAGCACCAGGCCAACGGAACCCAGCAGTCCATCGACTTCCGGCTCATGGAGCTGAACGAAGGAGCCGTTGTGCACTCGATCGACACCGACCTCAAGCACGGAGGTGAGGGAGCGGGTGCCTCCATCTTCCTCAATGACGGTACGTTCTTGGACAATGTTGTCTACATCATCTCCTTCACGCGCCTCCTTGACAAGGTGAGGGGCCAGCGCAAGTGCCCGCGTGAAAATGTATGTGTTGTGTCGCTCGGACAGGACATCATGACCGAGAAGGACAAGTCGCAACTCAACCGCCGCTTTGACCTCCTCAAGCAGCTGAACGCCGAGGCAGATGATACGGATGACCTGGTACTCTACATCCGCAACGCCAACCAGTTCAAGTGCCGTCGCTTCACACCCGAGTTCGTCACGGACCGGCTGGCGAAGACGCTAGCATGGCTTGGACCATCCGCGTCACCCACAGAGCAGGGACCGCATTCCCCACCTGTTTGATTTGCGCATCGTGAGATCCCTGGAACGGATGATCGGCCGGAAACCCCTGAATCTGCGCCGCTTCCCGCACAGTCAGGCAACGAATATACTTTTTTCCACTGGGCTTGGCCAGTCCCACGTAGAGCCGGGGCTGAAACGTGTACGCACAAATCAGAGTCTTACATGGTTTGCGAAGGTCGAGCACCTCACTGTGAACGGGTGAGTCGCGTTTGCGGAAAGAGATCAGGTTCTCCCCATGCTTCTTCACCATGAACGGATGCGGCGTTCCGGTGGGCTCGGCATCCTCGGGCACGGATACACAGCACTCGGTCGGCACATCCAACGCAGTCTCCATCGCACCCTCCATACTGGGCTCAGCAATATGCTGAAGTCCAACCTTGGGCTCATTGAACGTTGGCATCTCCACTGGAAGACCCAGGCGGTTGCCAATGATTGCGATACGTTTGCGGGCCTGTGGAACCCCAACCGTGGTCATGTCGTAGACCTTGTAGTGAATCGGGTAGCCAATCTCCGCAAAGCACTCCTTGATTGCGTCAATGACACTGTTCTCTCCGTCGTCCGTCTTCTTGGTCAGCAGGCCAGCCACATTCTCCCCAAAGATCCAGTCGGGCTTGACGATCCGGACCACGCGGAGAAACTGCTGGAACATGCGATTCCTCGGATCGTTGACATCCTTCTTGCCCGCGTTGGAGAAGCCCTGGCAGGGAAACCCAGCAAACACCACCTTGATTGTTCCGGCATAAGGCGCGAACTCTGCGTCGGGGATCTTTGCGATGTCGCCCTTGACGGACTCACCCAACCACTTGCTCTCGGGAAAGGCTTCCTTGTGGGTGCGAACGCAGGCTGCATTGTTCTCTGAGAAGGCAACCACGGTGAGACCGGCATTCTCCAAGCCCACCGTGTCACCGCCAGCACCCGAGAAGAGACTGAGTGCGAGCATCCTTGATGGTTTGCCAGAGAATGTGGCTGCTGAATTCCTTTTCAGCTAGAGCACGGCATCAAGCACAGCTTGATATCGCCGAGATTCGCAATGACGTAGCGGATCATCAGAAACCAATCATTTTTCATGTGGACCTCCAGGTTGTTCGACAGGTTGGAGCACTTGGTAAACAGGACCAAGTGAGGCAGCGAGAAGGTCCCGCTCACAATCTCGTCGGGCTTCTGCTTGTCGATGGCAATGTCGGAGGTGCTGTCTCCCATAGTCACCGTCTGTGACGCGAACGGCCCTTTACAGGTGAAGGTCAGTGTGGATCCCACGTTCTTGATGTCCACGGTCTTGGCCGAGAGCAACGTCATGTCACGACAGATCTTCTGGAAATCCATACTCGGCATCGTGATGCGCGTGGCGAACTCCGTCTCGGGCATGTTGATGTCGGACTCGTCGCGGTCCAGCAGGTTCAGCTTGTTGCGGATACGGCGCTTCTTCTCACCATTCTCCAGGGTGATGCACAGGTGGTTGGACTCCGACTTGGAGACTGAAAAGGTAATGGTATCATCATTCGTCACAGTCTTCACGATGCGGTAAAAGTGGTCCGTATTCAGGCCCACATCCAACTTGGGTGCTGTATGGTTGTATTCATAGTGCTCAAACTTGGACGCATGCAGGCGCATGTGCGTCAAGACCGTGCGTGTGTTATCCATGGCGATCATACGGATCCCGTCCTTGTCAAAGACCAAGCTCATCTCCACCAGCATGGACTTCAGGCCCTCGGCAAGGATACGGATCGGGGCTGTCTGGACTGTCTTGGCAACAACAAGATCGTCCGACATGGTTTATCAATGCTTGCGATGTCTTCTGAAAGTCGAATTACGCACACGACGGCGCTTGCCACCCTTCGGTGTGCGACGGCGCTTGCCACCAAGTTCCATCATCCAATTGGACACTATTTTGTCCTCGAGCGTGTCGTCCAACACGTTCATTTTCTTCAATGTGGCCACGAGATTCACAAGTGCTGCTTTTTGTTTGTCAACGTCTTGGCCCGCTGCTCGCCATTCCTTGCTAAGGGGCATCGGGGGTGCGTCGCCTTGGAGACAGGTATCAACGAACCTAGACCACAATTTGGGAATCTTCTTAAACTTTGCTCTGTTCTCCAGCGCATCAATGAGAGCCTTTCTCTTTTCGAGATAAGCTGTTGGTTCACATGTTTCTTGGGCTTTCGCATCGGGCGTGGCCTCAGATGATGCCTGGCTGGGCGCTTGAGCGGCGAGGGATTGATCCTCGACCACCTCCTTGAGTAGTTCCGCTTCGTTTCGAACAGCAGTTGGATACGCCTGACCAAATGCACTCGGACCACCACTCTCGACTGCGGCGGCATTCCTCTCCGCGAAGGCAATGGCTGCGGGTGAGGTGGTCTGTAGTTCAGGTGGTGCTGCCGCAATCGGGGTTACATTCGTTGAGCCACCGGGAGGGGAGCCGAACGTCGGGAGAGGGACTGCAGACAGGGGTGCGGGGGGCAGGGGCAGCAAGGGCGCACTTTCAAACCCAACAGATGGTCGTCTGAATGTTGTAGGTTTCATCAAGGGGTTCTCGGCAAACGGAACAGCCCTAGCCTCCGCCTCTGCCGCCGCCTTGTCCGCAGCAGCCCTAGCCTCCACCGCAGCCGCCGCCGCCGCCGCAGCCTTAG